ACAAGCCGGTAGCATCTACATACTCCAAATCATCTACGGTTAAATCACCAAACTTAACCTCGCTTATAAAATTGAGGTTTTCCCCTGTTATTGAAAATTTAGTATTGGGAGTAAAGCTTGGCATGTTTTATCCTTGGAATGAAGTACTACCTACGCCCACATTTCCTCCAGCATCATTAAATATAGCCATAGGCGCTACTATTTTAATTTGGCTATCGTTTTGTATCACATTTATAGTATGTTTAATATAATCTCCTGCAGAACTAGCTAAGTTTCTAGACTGCATCACTCCCGAACATGAAAAAGTATCGAGGATGGTCGCGTCATTAATATTTAATCCTCTAAGGTTGACTTCTAGCTTCACATTGCTTCCATCTACCGGAAGATTCCCTGTGGGGTTATCGATTTCAAAATTCATACTAGTAGTCTTTTTCCCAAAACTAACACTACTAGGCTTAGTCTCTCCTATTAAATAAACAGGAGATACCTCAGATGAATAATTATAACTTCCAGCTATAAAATTATCTACTTGATCTTCTTCGAATTCTGAAGCCACGGCCACCCGGGAAGCATTAAGAACTTCTGTAGCCGCGGCTTGCTCCTCTGTGGACACAAACTCCCCTTGAAGATCGTCAAAAAATGCAATAGAAACATTTGCTGATAAAGGTGAGTTAGGCGCAAAATTAACGTTGTAAGAGGTTAGGTAGCCACTATCAAAATTTAATCCACCAAAATTTCCAGAAATAATCTGGCTTTCGTTTTGTGGTATCTCACCTTGTCCTGTAATAAAAGATTTGAAATAGTCTACCCCTGTTAACAAGTAATTAAAATCTAAAGTGCCCCCTATACCATTAGAAGCTGCGTAGGAATTTGTGTTTCGGTCTCCAATAAGATAGTTAGCCTCAAGAGCAGCGCTTAAAGACAAGCTAGCGCTTGCCGCTAATATTTCGACATCGTTAATTTTAAGAGTTGCGTTGTTCGCGGAGTATAACACATTAATAAGCTGCGGTTAGAGTTTTCTGACCTCTGATTATATCATCCAGTCCCACAGATGCCGAAGTTCCAACTTGTTGCCCGCTTATCATTTGGACCTCCATCGCACCTACACTGGAATCGACCCCTTTTAAAGTCATTAAAGGGCTAACGGCTTCTCC